ATCGGGGGCTTGATGTCCCCCTGAGGTGTATTCCTACACTTCCTATCGTTCGAGGTCCTTACAGCATGTTCAGGTTAAATAGGATGCTATTCCCCATTCTGCTTAGTTTCCTTCGCGACATTGTTGCGTCTTTGATGCAGCGCGTGCGCGGATCATTCCGCGTTCGTTTGTCGTTCGGGAAATCGCAGACATGGGGCGGCTCCGCCTGTTATGTGCTGCTGGTCGTGAGACACGAGTCCAATAATGTTAACCGCGTAATGCGAGAAACAAAAGGGACAGGTGACCTTCAATGAGTACCGGGACAACCGGTGATACTCATACTCAAGATGGCGTCTTTGTTGGGTCTGGCTTCTTTAAGACCTGGAATGGCGCTAACGGAAAGTACGAGATTACCAGTGGTGGGAAGAAACGAGCGAAGTGGAATTCACTCACTCGCAAGTGGCTCTCTCGCCAGCGCAACTCCAACGTCTGGACTTGCACGAAAGTTAGCGGCGGAACTTACACCGTTGGGGTGACTTCCGACGTTTTTATGGGGCCTAACAGTCCCAACTTTCCTGCAAACCTCGAGCTGGAAGCTCAGAGCAGACTAGTAGAACAGATTAAGGGGCACTCCTTTAATTTGGCTGTTAACGCCGCCCAGTCCGGGCAACTTGTTAACATGGTTGTGCACAATCTCGGGGCAATCGGTCGTAGTTTCCTAGCCCTGCGCCACGGCGACTTCGCCACGGCTGCCAGGCAACTGGGCGCTACACCCAGACCTTCTAGGCTAAAACCCAAAGATGTGTCTGGACGTTGGCTTGAGCTCCAGTACGGGTGGTTACCGACTCTCAGTGACACCTACGAAGCCGCTAAGGCTTACGAAAGGATCACAAAGGGTGAACGGACCAACCATTACCGTGCTTCCGCCTCCTCTAAGACAACTTATGAGACGGCTTCATCACCTTTCTACACTGCGCCTCTGGCAGTCAAACAGAAGGTGAGCCTCCATGCAGAGTTGTACGAGTCGCTTTCTGCGGCTCGTTCATTAGGTCTAATGGACCCTCTCTCGGTGGCTTGGGAGATCATCCCCTACTCTTTCGTAGTCGACTGGTTCATACCGATAGGTACGTACCTCGAGACCTTAGCCATTGCCCCGCACTTAACTGGGCGGTTCTCAATGACGAAGAGTTGGGTTTATACTGGATCTTTGGGCTACAAGTACCTCCAGGCCTTACCGGCCTTTTTTGGGGGACAGATGGCTTCAGAGATAAAGTATCTTGGCACTGACGTAGTTCGGGGTGTATATTCCGAACGTACTAATGCCACGGGGTTAAAGCCTCAGCGACCCTCCTTTGACCGCTCGGGCCTTCACGGCACGAGGATCTGGAACGCTATCGCTTTAGCTCATCAACGTTTCCGCTAAAAATCTTCTCTCTAGCATTTCGCTAGTGGGACAACGTTAATCCTCTGGAGACACTCTATGGGTGCAATGACCAACTTGCTCGTGAAGGACGACGCGAACCCCTTGGTGGAGTTTACGTTCATCCCTGTCACGGATACTCCAATCCCTCTCTGGCGCACGTCGATAGCCGGTGTCCCGTTTGACGGGCAAATGCGGCTGTCGTGTTCCAGCGAAGTGGTGAAGAGTGGTGACCGCAAGTACACCTTCAAGCTCGAGGTCCCCGTGATGGAGACCCTGGGCGCGTCGGGCACTTCTGCAGGCTACGTGGCACCTCCGAAGGTTGCGTACACGAACACGTTCATCTGGACGCAGTTCGCCTCTTCGCGATCAACTCGGCAGGACCGCGCAAACTTGTACAAGCTTGCCATGGGGCTCATCGCCGGCGCCACATCGGTGACGGTGACGGGAACCCTTAACGGTGCGTCTGCGGCCGATGCTGTCAAAAACAGCGTTGCGCCGGTTCCACAGACGTTCGTCGACGGTCTGATCCCGAATTAAACCTCGAGGTCGGACTCTCCTAATCCAGTATTGTAATCCGGCATATCGCCGGCACAAGGAGTTTATAATGAACGATTGGATAACGGAGCGCTCAGCCGAGGAAACTTTGCGTTTTCTCGACTCCGTCCAGGCGCTGGTCTCAGGTAAAGGCGGTACTCTTACGAGACTGCTTTCTTCCATCTACCAACGGTCTAAGCTTGAACTTGTTAATCACAAGTTTAACTATCATCTCGCAGACAATGCAGATGATGCGTTTTACGCCAGGATCATCCACGCTCTGTTTGCAAAACAGGAGTGGTATGATCTAGGTATTGACGCACAAGCTGTTGCTGAAAAGAAGTTCTGGGATGCTGAGGCTCATTGCGAGCGCGTGAATGCAACCCTGACCCTCGAATCGCTATCAAGCGACGTTTTAAGAGTAGTTATCGCTGCTCGACGGAAAATACGAGGTGTTTTGGGACGTGTTCCGTCCATTGACTCGCTTGAGTTCTCTTTTGGCCCCGGGGCCACTACGAGTGTAAAATCGCGCGAAGCGAATGCGAAGGCAAAGCTAAGCGCAAGTCTAGCGTGTAGTGAGGAGCTTTTACCGCGAGTGGGCGCCTTTTTAGCAGAGGTCCCCTTATGGGTCTGGTCCGCAAGTGGGCTTGGTGATAAACTCACGATGTCAAGCGACACCGAAGAGCTCATCATGTTTCCATGGATCGAGATCCACCACGGTAAATTGACTTACGTTCCAAAAGATGCCCGCAGTATGCGTCCAATTGTGGTGGAACCGACTCTTAATGGATTTTTCCAGAAAGGGGTCGGTGACTATCTCAAGAAACGTATGCTCCAACGGGCTGGCGTTAACCTCCTCGATCAATCGGTTAACCAAGGTCTGGCTTACCGGGGTAGTGTTGATGGTAGTTTCGCTACTATTGACCTATCTTCGGCGTCGGATACCGTTAGCCTCGGGGTTGCTCGCCTCCTCCTCCCGGAGGAGTGGTTTGACTTCCTTCTCGGTCTCACGACTGGGAAGGTTCAAATCGGAGCAGACGTCCGTGAGCTTCATAAGTTCAGTAGTATGGGAAACGGCTTCACGTTTGAACTGGAGAGTTTACTCTTCTGGGCAATCGCGAAGGCTGCGTCCGAACTATTGAAGGTGGAGTCTCAAGTCAGTGTGTTTGGTGACGACATCATTGTCGATAGCCAGGCATACAACCTAGTGGCTGAGTGCCTAAGCGCCCTCGGCTTCTTTCTTAATCAGGAGAAGTCGTATGCGTCGGGTCCTTTCCGCGAAAGTTGCGGTGCTGATTGGTTTAAAGGAATATGGGTACGTCCGCATTACGTCAAGCGACGTATTTCGGATGAAGCTTTATATTCGTTTCACAACTGGGCACTTAGGGTCGGCGAGCGTGAGCTTGCCGCTTTGGTGCTTAGCTATACCATTCCTGATTTACGGCTTTACGGTCCTGATGGGTATGGTGATGGCCATTTAGTTGGCGATCATCAACTCAGAAGAAACCGGAAGCTTCGTCGGGATGGGTGGAACGGAGGCTTCTTCGACACTTATTCACGCAGGCCTAGACGCCTAGAGAGGCGTCGGGCCGGTGATTGGGTATATCCGTCTTACTCGGTTTACACCCGGGCGAGCGTACGTGACTATTGCGATCCCGATATCGTTCGGGGTAGTAGTGGTTACGCGAAAGTATCCATCTACACGTTGG